TCTTCGCCCGCTTGCTGACGTGCCACATCATCGCCAACGCTCCAGGGCCGACGATGCTCTTGCAGGCCACCGACCCCGAGGCCAAGGACTTCGCCCTGCGTTACCTCCGCCCGGTCTGGAACAACTGTCCGCCCGTCAAGGCACGGCTTTCTCTCGAAGACCTCGACCGCTCGACGACGGCGGACTTCGACCGCATGACGCTCTACTGTCGCGGCATCTGGAACGAGGCGAACCTTCAGCGCCTGTCGCTTCGCTACGTCATCGCCGACGAGTGCTGGATGGCACCGCCCGGACACTTGGCCGAAGCGAGCGCGCGCGTGACGGCGTTCGGCTGGATGGGCAAGCGGGTGTTCATGTCTCAGGGCGGCTCGGCTGGGCAGGAGTTCCATCAGCTGCACGAAGGCACGGACCAGCGTGACTGGAATATGCGTTGCCCGAAGTGCGACCACCTTCAGCCCTGGCTGTGGGAACAGATCAGGTTCCCCGAGGACGCAAAGGCCAGCGGGACGTGGGACTTGCACAAGGTCAGCGTCGGCACGACCTACGAGTGCGCTGGATGCCGGACGCACCTTCCCGACACGAACGCTTCCCGCCTCGAGGCCAATGCTCGTGGTGCCTTTGTGGCCACGGCCACTTCATCGAACTCCGGGCACATCGGCCTGCATTGGAACTCGCTGGCCTCGATGAGCTGGGGCGAGCTCGGCGTCCTGATGCTCAAGGCTAAGGCATCGGCAGACGAATACGGCGACGAGGAACCGCGACGCATCTTCAAGCAGAAGCGTCTAGCCCTTCCCTGGAGCGAAGAGGGCGGGGAGATGGTATCGCTGGCCGAGGCCGCCAACTACAAGATGGGCGACGACTGGGACGCGGAGGCCGTGATCACCCCGAAGGCCAAGGTCGCCGACCGCGAGGGCGCACCGACGGGAAGCATCCCCTTCCGCACGATGGGCGTCGACGTTCAGCGCGGCCACTTCTGGGTGGTCGTCCGCAGGTGGTCGAAGACCGGGCATAGCCGACTGATGGCCTTCGCCCGCATCGACACTTGGGGCAACGTTGAAGCCTACGCCAAGCAGCACGGGGTGCATCAGGCGCTGGTGCTCGTCGACTCCGGTGACAATACGCAGGAGGTCTACCGCGAGACAGCCAAGCGCAACTGGAAGACGGCCAAGGGCTCAGGCTCCGACGACTTCGCGGTCACGTCCAAGGACGGCCAGACGACCCGCCGCTTCTATTCTGAGAAGCAGTCCATCGTCGTCCCTGGCATCCCGCAGCGGGCGACCCTTATTGTGCATAGTGCGACCGCAGGCAAAGATCTACTCCACGGGCTCCGGGCTAGAAAGTGCTGGACCTACTCCCTCGACGCGGGGACGGATTACCCCGAGCAGCTGAATGCCGAAGTCCGCATCAAGGACCGCCGGACGGGCAAGCCCCAATGGATACTCCCGCAGGGCAAGAAGGATAATCACGCCCTCGACTGTGAAATCCTCGCCCTACTGGCCGCCGTCCGCTGGGGCATCGCCGGCAGGGAAGTCTCTGAAACCGACTTGCCTTCCGCGTGAGCCCGGGCAACCTGTCTGCAAGGGTACGGCGTTTAGTGTTGTGGGTGGAAGAGACTCATGGCGTGGGCTGGGCGTCGTACCCCCTCTTTGCCTTCCATTGCCCGCATAACTAAATGGCTTCCGGCATCTTCATCGGCCTCACTGAGTGCGAACTCCTGGACATCAAGGCCAAGGCTTTGGCGATGATTACCGAGGGCAAGACGCTGATGTCCTACTCGGACTCCGGCTCGTCGGCCTCCAAGCAGTTCGCGATGCCGCCCAAGGAGATGCTGTCGGAGGCGATGTTCGCCCTTTCTCGTCTCGACCCTGCCACCTATGGTCGTCGTATCTCGATGATATCCACGGACTGGCAGAACCGTCAGGACTAACTTTCTATGGCCATCCGCAAGAAGATTAAGACCGTCAGCCTGCGTCCCAAGACGCCCAAGGCTACGCCTGCCGCCCCTGCGCCGCAGGCTTCCTACGGCGATTGGCAGAGCATCGGCGTGACGCGTGCCCGCCGTTCGGCCTACGGTGCGGAACCTCGTGACCTTCGCCGCGACCTGACGCCCTACGACCGCCTCACGATGATGCGGAAGTGCCGCTGGGCGGAGCGTAACTCCGGCCTGTTCAAGCAGATCCTCGCGGATATGTGCCTCTACACGGTGGGCGACGGCATCAAGCCTCAGTCCCACGCGAGTACCCCGGAGATGCAGGAACGCTATGAGGCTTACTTCGCGGAGAAGGCCAAGCGCATCGACATCACGAACCGCTTTTCGTTCTATCAGGCTCAGTCCATCCTGCTGCGCGGCATGATCCGTGACGGTGACTCCTTCGCCGCCAAGGTCCGCAACGGCGCCGGCGAGGCCAAGATTCAGCTGATGGAAGCCCACCGCGTAGGCGACCCTCTGGAGGGCAAGGTGCCCGAAGGGATGCACGACGGTATCCAGTTCGGTCCCTATGGCGAATACATCGCCGTAAACATCTACCGCTCCGACGGCTCGTCCCGCCAAATCTTGGCCCAGTCCATGATGATGGTCGTCGACCAGGAGTACGCGAGCGGAGCCCGTGGCGTGCCGCTGCTCCAGCACTCCATCAACTCCATCCAGGACGAGATGGAAATCCTAGCCCTCGAAAAGCAGGCCGTGAAGGACAACGGCGACATCACCCGCATCATTAAGAAGCAGGGTGGAGTCTTGGACGGCGACATGGCCAACGAGCTAGGCTCTGTCACTGGCGGCTCCTACGCCAACCTTGCCAACACGATGGGCGGCAAACTCATCGCCCTCGAGCCCGGGGAGGACATGACGTCATTCCAGAGCAACCGCCCCAACGCCACCTTCACCGGCTTCCTGTCCGCCCTCGAGCGCGACATCAGCATGGGCGTGCTGCCTTACGAGTTCGTCAGCGACTCCTCGAAACTGGGCGGCGCTACGGTCCGCCTGATCACCGCCAAGGCTGGCCGCGTCTTCGGCAAGTATCAGAGCATCATCATCGAGAACTTCTGCGTCCCGACTTGGGGCTACATCATCGGCCAGGGCATCGCCGCCGGCGAACTCCCCGACGACCCGCAGTGGAACCAAGTCTCTTGGACCACCCCGAAGTCCGTCACTGTCGACGCTGGCCGCGAAGCCGCCAACGACCGTGCCGACGTCGAGATGGGCCTGCTCTCCATGTCCGAACTCTACGCCCAGCGCGGCCTAGACTTCCGCTCCGAGATGGCCAAGCGCGCCTCCGACATGGTCCACATCAAGGACTTGGCGGCTCAGTACGGCATCCCCTTCGAGCTGCTCTTCCGTCCGTCGAACACCCCGGTCGGCACGATTGGCGGCGACGTCATGGAAGGCCCGGAGGCCGAAGGCGAAGACGAGCCCGCCGATCAGGAAGAACCTGAAGAGCTCGACGAACCCAACTCTTAACACCATGCGTTTCCTCACCAACGGACTGTCGGGCCGCGAGCCCCTCCTCATTGACCCGACCAAGGCGAAAGACCATGCGGTCTTAGCCGAGAAGTTCGGCTTTACGGATATGCTTGCGCAGCTCTTCGGAGTCGCCCCTGCCCCCTACGTCGTCGACGGCGTGGGCATCGTCCCCATCGTGGGCGTGATCGGAAAGGGCCTCTCGCCCCTGGAGAAGATGATGGGCGCCGTGGACGTCAACGATGTGTCCGCCGCCATCGACTCCTTCGCCGCGAACCCCGAGGTCGAGAAGGTCGCCCTGCAAATCTCGTCCCCTGGTGGCACGGTCACTGGCGTCGAGGAACTCGCCAACAAGGTCCGCAACCTGAGCAAGCCGACCCTCGCCTACACCGAGTCCGAGATGGCCTCCGCCGCCTACTGGATTGGCTCCGCTGCCGACCGCGTCGTGGCCTCCCCCTCGTCCACCGTCGGCTCCATCGGCGTCTACATGGCCATTCCTGACTACTCCGAAGCCGCCAAGATGCAGGGCATTAAGATGGTGGTCATCAAGTCCGGCAAGTTCAAGGGCGCTGGCATCGAAGGCACGAGCCTCGACGAAGGCCAGATGAGCAACCTTCAGGAAGGCGTCGACACGATCCACGCCGAGTTCAAGGAAGCCGTGAACATGAAGCGCAAGATGGTGAAGGCCGAAGCCATGGAAGGTCAGACCTTCTCCGGCAAGCAGGCCGCCGCCCAGGGCTTAGTGACCGGGCTGGCCGACTCCTTCAACGACGCCCTGCGCTCGTTCTAATTCCAACTTCCGCATTAACAAGATGACCATCGAAGAGCAGCTCCTTGAAGCCACCGCCGCCATCTCGGGCGTCACCGCCGAGCGCGACGACCTCCGTGCCACCGTCGAGAAACTCACCGTGGGCG